AAGCATTTTTATGAATACAAATTCATTTTTGTGCTTCAAAGGATAATGAAGGAATCAGGCTTATAGCGCTATTTTTCTTCATCGAAGGCCCAAATTCACGGGCCTCATTTCCTTAAGTGACCAGCATTAGCCTATGGGCGGCCTTTTTTACATCCTCAATTCGATTGTGAGGACACCTCACAGAGAGAAGTGGTATCAATTAATGAAAAGCCCCGGCATATGCCAGGGCTTAATTGTTTGTGGAATGGGCGGCGTACATGATGCTGATAACATCGTGCACGCCATTCGCCCGTTAGTTGGTCACGAGCGAACCGAGGCCCATTGCTGATGTGCACACAGCAAATGGAGCCTATCAAAAAGGGCGTCTCTGATCTATGAAAACAACTGTGGATTTAAACAGTATAAATATTATTTGTGCTGACTCACTCCAATACATCAAAACCTTACCTGATGACTGCATTGATCTGATAGCAACGGATCCTCCGTATTTTCGGGTTAAATCGTGTAAGTGGGATAATCAGTGGCCAGATGAATCAGCGTACCTTGCCTGGCTGGATGAGGTATTTGCGGAGTTCTGGCGGGTATTGAAACCATCGGGCAGCCTGTATGTTTTTTGCGGTTCGCGTTTAGCTGCTGACACTGAGTTACTGATGCGTGAGAGGTTTAAAATTCTGAACCACATCATCTGGGCCAAACCTTCTGGGCCTTGGAACAGACAGCACAAAGAAGACTTGAGGTCGTACTTCCCAGCCACTGAGCGGATCCTCTTCGCTGAGCATTACCGTGGTCCGTATAGAGGGAAGTCCTCCAGCTATTCAATCGAGTGCCAGGAGCAACGCAAAAACACGCTCAAGCCTCTGGTGGAGTATTTCAGCAATGCCCGTAAAGCTTTAGGGATCACAGCGAAAGAGATTCATCAGGCAACCGGCAAACAAATGGCTTCTCATTGGTTTAGTGAAAGCCAGTGGCAATTACCGAGCGAGAAAGACTACTTAGCGTTGCAGTGTTTATTTGAGCGCATTGGGCGCGAAAAACATGGCCGACAAGAACTGGAACTTCCTCACCATCAGTTGGTAAAGGAATATGATTCATTATCTCGCCACTATGCGGAGCTGGTGGATGAATTAAAACGGCTCCGGCGCCCGTTCGCTGTTACGAGTCTTGTGCCATTTACTGATGTATGGACCTATAAGTCAGTTCCGTATTATCCAGGCAAACATCCGTGCGAAAAGCCAGCCGAGATGATGAGAGATATCATCAGCGCCAGTAGCAGGCCGGGTGATGTAGTTGCTGATTTTTTCATGGGATCAGGTTCCACGATAAAAGAAGCAATCAAGCTGGGCCGTTTCGCGCTTGGCGTGGAACTTGAAGAGGAACGGTATAAACAGACTTTCGGAGAAATATTCCCTGCACAGTCGAATACCTCATAATACGTTACGACCCCAGCATAGTCTGGGGTTTGGTTTGTACCCATTTCAGCTTGAGGGGCGCTTACAACGCGATCCGTAAATTTCTGGGTCTGGATCACAATGTGGTGTTTTACTGGCTGAAGAATAATCAAATGAGCAAAAATTGTTAAATGTCATCGGGATTAATCTGAGATTATGACCTCGCCCCTTCAAGAGCTAAGCCATTATGAGTGCCGGAGATAAGCGCCGGGTGGGGCAGGCATTACATCTTTAATTACAGAAGTTATTTGAACCCGCCAATGTGCGGGTTTTTGCGTTTTTGAGGCTGCCAATTTGGTCGCCTTTTCTCGTTTTGGCGGCCAGTCAATCAGCTAACAACTCATCCTTTCGCAAACGGACTGAGCAGCTAAATACCCCACTACTACGCACCCAACCGGCTGACCGGAGGGGGAGACTATGAAAATGGACGAAAAATACAGTAACGCTACATATGGTGGTGCTGGAATTACGGCCTTCTTTGCAAGCTTATCCCTTCAGGATTGGGGCTTTATCGCTGGCGTGCTGATCGGGGCGCTCTTTACTGCTTTAACGTACTTCCTGAATCGTCGCGAACAGATGAAGCGCACCCGGATTCTTCAAGAAATCGCCGACAAGGTGGATGCAAAAAATCCATCTGCAACCGCCCAGGTTGTTAATGAGCTCGCGCAGAAAACCAGCGAGGTCTGAAGTGGCAAACCTTAAAACGAAACTCAGTGCCGCCATGCTGGCGCTGATTGCTGCTGGATCAAGCGCACCAGTGCTGATGGAACAGTTCCAAAAAGAGAAAGAAGGCACCAGCCTGATTGCTTATCAGGATCAGGGCGGCGTCTGGACTATCTGCGGCGGCGTGACTTATGTGAACGGGAAGCCTGTATTTAAAGATATGAAATTGACGCGTACGCAGTGTGATGCCATCGATAGAGCAGAGCAGGCCAAAGCGCTGGCCTGGGTTGATAAAAATATTCATGTACCACTGACGCCGCCGCAGAAGGTCGGGATCGCCTCGTTCTGCCCGTGGAATATCGGTCCCGGTAAATGCTTCTCGTCGACCTTCTATCGCAAAATTAATGCTGGCGACCGACTTGGTGCATGCGCCGAAATTAAGCGCTGGATATGGGATGGCGGGAAAGATTGCCGAATTCGGGCGAACAACTGCGCTGGCCAGGTCATCAGGCGTGATCAGGAAAGCGAGCTGACTTGCTGGGGGCTGGATGAATAACAGTTTGCCGATTGCACTGGCCTTCGTGGCTGGAATTGCTCTCACGTGGTGGGTTGAAGGGCTACGCTGGGATGCTGATGTTTCCAGACTGAACGAAGCCCACACCGCAGAGCTGAAGAAACAAAGCGATCAGGCCGTGATTGACCTGACCAACCAGAAGAAGCGCACCGAAGCGGCCCTGATAGCATTTCAGGCGCTGGATGCGAAGCACACGAAGGAAATGGCAGATGAACTGGCTAAGAATGAGAAGTTGCGTGCTGATATTGCTGCTGGTACTCGCCGGGTGCGAATCGCCGCAGCAAACCTTGCCACCTGCCAACTCGTCGGGAACAGCACTTCCGGCAGCGGCAGCCTGGGCGATGCAGTACAAATCGACCTCACGCCAGCAGGTGGATCAGCTGTTCTCAGTCTCAGAGAGTCAACCAGCAGAGACGCCGAAGTAATTCAATACCTTCAGGGCTATGCCGCTGAAGCTCAGAAGCGTTGCAAAATTAACTGACAGGAAAAATACATGACCGTAAAAGCAAAATTCCGCGGCCATTTCATTCAGAAGGCAGATGACGATTCAAGCCGCACCATTCACATGAGCGTGGTCACTTCCGGCAGCCATGAAAATGAAGCCTGGTCAAAGCTCACTCCGGGCGGCCAGATTCAGATGCATATTTCAAACCCTGAAGCATTCAACCAGTTCGAGCAGGGTCAGGAATACTACGTCGAAATTCAACCGGCGGGCTGAGTTGGCATTACAGCAGGCATTCAGGGAATGCCTGCTGTATGGGTCAGAGAAGCTTTATGAAACCATCATTATGGTGTACCTGACGTGATATTCTGTTTATCACACCAGCTAGGATGGCAATCAACTTCTCTCGATTTGAAATGTTAGGGTCATGGAGGTGGATCTGTTGACCATCAACATAAATTCCGAACCTATCGTTTGAAACCAGTTTTTTCTGGTCTCCATTGCTGATAAGAGAAATCATCTGCTGGATTTCTTTATCAGTTATCTCTGGGTTGTCTATCTGATGTGAGCGCACATTCCTTATCTTGTTGATCTGCTTGAACTCTAAGTAAGAATGCTCATTCAGCCCAAAGTTTGAGGCCAACTTTAATTTTGCTGCATAAGAAATTGTTAAGCTTTCGCCGAAACCGTCAAAAAACCGCGGGTTATTAGAGGCTGAACAACACCATGCTTCTAGGATTTTCTCAGTGAGCAAATGAAGGCGCAGTACAACCCCTATATCGTCTTCACTTTTCATCATTGCTGACATGCGAGCCCATGTCTCTTCATTGAGAAGTGCCATTTCATCAAACATTTTAGCGTTCATTTATCAGTCCTTTTGTTGTGTGCGCACTATCGGGCAGATGGGTACGCAATGAACAGTATACAGAGAGGATGCTTATGAGCGGTAAAGTTGAAATTAGTGATGACGGCATTGTGATAAGCCATTCTGGCGGGAAAAGTATTTTGGGCTGCTTTGGTTCACCAAGTGCAGACGTTGTGCTTTCGGAATTAACACCTGAGGAAAAGCTCTACGGTAGAAACCTTTGTCTTCTTCCTACTGGATGGGATGATTTATCTAGTGATGAAGCATGGCTCAATCACCTGGGCGACCAACTTAAAAACCTGTGGCCGAAATTGGAGCGTGAAGAAAAAATGGCAGTGGCATACGCTATAAGCGAACTTGTCGATGATCTGAATAGCCGATCAATTGAGGCCGCTGGCTATTAGATTTGCCACCTAAAACACATCGAGAGCCACTGGCACCCGTTAATGGTCTGTTTTAGCGGAGGCGCTGAGGCATTACAGCAGGCATTCACTGAGTGCTTGTGATAATGCACAATGACAACCAAACAAACACTTTGGGATGTCATATGAATTATTTGTATCAGCTCCTCATAGGTATCGCGTCAGGTTGCTTCGCCGCGTGGGTAACAACATTTTTTGCTCTAAAGTCGTTTTTATAGTGAAAAGTGGTGGGAGAAAAGAGCAGCAGCTTTTATAGAAATCACAGGTGCTGTATATCAGCTGAAAATTTCGTATGAATATCATTCTGAGCTAAAAGATAGTCAGCGCGATCCTGATGGAGATATTAGATTTGTAGAGTTGAAGCCTGAACAATTAAAAGAAATGGAAATAGCAGCCATCGAAGCTAATAAATTGATAGCTAAATATAGTCAGGTTGGGCCGTTACTTTTAACTGAGAGAGCTTCAGATATTCTAAGGAACTATTTAAAAGAGGTAAGAGAAGTCGATTACGATGTTCATTATCGAGGATGGGATACTGATGAGGCTGAAGAACATCTTTTAACAATGGTACAGAAACTTTTAGAAGATTTGATGCATGAATCCAGAAAAGAATTGAAAGCTAATTGACCGCCTCCGGGCGGTTTTTTATGGGAGTTTCTATGCAGGTCACTATTGATGGTGTCCCGTATGCGCCTGTGTGCAATTCGAGTTGAATTGTGACCCAGAATGGAATCGGCCATCTAGAATATAGTTTCAAATGAAATGATTAGCAATGAAAGGTACCTCCCGGCAGGGGGCCTTGCCACGGGGCGGCGGACTCGCGGAAAAACGGCTAGTTTTCGTATTTCTATGCTGTCAGCAGCACGTCTATTATCTCCTTGTTATATATAATAAAAAATGAAATTCAGGTGACAAAAGTTCAATTCCCCTGTCATCTGACCAGTTTATAACCCTCTGAGTTAACGAAATAAATCGTGACTTCACCTGACAGCGTGAGGTGTCAATGTCCAATATCAGCAATCTGGGGGACGCCTACAACTGGAGCGTAGCGAAGATTGCTGAGGCTTTTGGGTTGAACCGTGGAACGGTAAGAAAGCGGCTGCTCGATGCTAATACACCAATCGCCGACACGGTGAAAGGCAACCCTGTTTACGCCCTTAAAGACGTGGGGCCAATTCTCTTCGGCACGAATGAACCTGACGATCCTGATGAACTTCAGAACCCCAACAAAATGGGGCCGAAGGATCGTAAGGATTGGTACCAGTCTGAAAACGAGCGCATCAAGTTAGAGGAGTCGCTCAAACAGTTGCTTCCCGCATCTGAGGCACACCGTGAGATGGCATTGTTGGTAAAGGCTATCTCTCAGGTGCTCGATACCTGGCCGGATAAATTGGAGCGCGACCGTGGCTGGCGTCCAGAACAAATAGCCGAAGCGCAGACAGTCATTGATGAAATGCGTGAAGTGTTGGCAGAAGAAGTTGCGGCAGTTGAGGACGGTGAAAATGTTAATTAACGGCTATGCGTCAGCAAGTGCACTGCGCCGTGATGTGGCTACATTACTGAAGCCACCAAGACGAATGCCCGTGGCGGAGGCGGTCTCCAAGTTTATGCGAGTGCCCATGGGAGCCGGGAGTTCCTTACCGTGGGATGCAACGCTCACACCCTACATTATAGAGCCGATGAATTGTCTCGCTTCTAGGGATTATGACGCAGTGGTGTTTGTTGGCCCCGCGCGAACCGGTAAAACGATTGGTCTTATTGATGGGTGGATAGTGTATGCCATTGTCTGTGATCCAGCAGACTTCCTGTTGATACAGATGACGGAAGAAAAGGCGAGGGAGCATTCAAAAAAGAGGCTGGATAGAACCTTTCGCGTCAGCAAGGAGGTGGCCAGTCGCATGAGTCCGCGCACAAACGATAATAACGTCCACGATAAGACCTTCAGAGCGGGCAACTACCTTAAAATAGGCTGGCCCTCGATCAACATCATGTCATCCTCTGACTACCGATTTGTTGCACTGACTGATTATGACCGTTGGCCGGATGATATTGATGGTGAGGGGGACGGGTTCACGCTGGCCTCAAAACGCACCACGACATTTATGTCATCCGGTATGACGTTGGTGGAGAGTTCGCCAGGCCGTGAAGTCACTGACACAAAATGGCGGCGGAGTTCCCTGCATGAGGCGCCCCCCACAACAGGCATTCTTTCTTTATATAACCGAGGCGACCGTCGCCGTTGGTATTGGCCGTGCCCGCACTGCGGCGAATATTTTCAGCCATCGAAAGATGTGGTGCAGGGCTATCAGAATATTGTCGATCCGGTGATTGCCAGCGAGGCGGCATTCATTGAATGTCCACATTGCCGCGGAAAAGTCACAGCAGACCAGAAGCGCGCTCTTAATCAGAAAGGTGTCTGGCTGCGCGACGGTGAGAAGATTGACCGTCATGGTGTGATTACGGGTACCGCGAGACGTTCCCGCATTGCTTCTTTCTGGATGGAAGGCCCCGCAGCGGCATATCAGACCCTGTCCCAACTGGTCTATAAGCTGCTTTCTGCCCAGCAGGATTATGAGGCCAACGGCAGTGAAGAAACCCTCAAAGCGGTGATCAACACTGACTGGGGGCTGCCTTATATTCCACAGTCCAGCGTCGAGCAGCGGAAATCCGAAACGCTCATGGCGCGCGCCACCGTGGTGACCAAGCGTACGGTACCCGACGGCGTGCGTTTTCTGGTGGCGACCGTTGACGTGCAGGGCGGGCGCAACCGGCGCTTTGTGGTGCAAGTGATTGGTTATGGCGCGCACGGCGAGCGGTGGATTGTCGACCGGTACAACATTAAACAGTCGATGCGCACGGGGCCGAACGGCGAAAGTCTGCCAGTTGACCCCGCAGGCTATCTGGAAGACTGGAACCTGCTGCGCACCGACGTGCTGGATAAGGAGTGGCCACTCAACAGCAATCCGGGTGTTTCCCTGCCCGTGCTGGCGATGGCCGTGGACTCCGGCGGTGAAGACGGGGTGACCGGTAATGCCTATGAGTTCTGGCGACAATGTCGCCGCGATGGCGTTCACAAGCGCGTTTATCTCTTCAAAGGCGACAGCACGACCCGCAGCAAGCTGATCACCAAGTCATTGCCGGACAATACCGACCGTCCTAACCGCCGGGCGGAGGCCCGCGGCGACGTGCCGCTCTACCTGCTGCAGACCAATATGCTCAAAGACCGGATCAGTAACGCACTTCAGCGCGATACGCCGGGGGCTAACTATGTTCACTTTCCTGACTGGCTGGGGGAGTGGTTCTATGACGAACTGACCTATGAAGAAAGGGGCGCTGACGGCAAATGGACGAAGCCAGGGAAGGGGGCGAACGAAGCGTTCGACCTGATGGTATATGCCCATGCGTTGGTGATTTTGCGCGGTTACGAGCGGATAAACTGGGAAAAACCGCCTGGTTGGGCGCGCCCCGTTGAACAGTCCGCTCCGCCAGCACCTTCTGATTCACCCACACTGAAACCCCGCAGTCATCATCAAAAACCGAAAACAACCCGCGCCAAGGAAGAGGAGAAACCCTCTGCCTGGGCGCCATCCACATCAGGAGGCTGGGTATTATGAATCAGGCCGATATTGAAGACATGATCCAGCAGTATACGACCGCTGAACGCGCCGTCCTGCAGGGGAAATCCATCACCTTTAACGGGCAATCCATGACGATGGAGAACCTCAGTGAAATCCAGAAGGGGCGGAACTACTGGGAGCGCCGGTTAAGTACGTTGCTGGCGGCGCAGCGAGGGCGACCGCAGTACCGGCTGGCGAGGTTCCCGCGATGAGCCTGATTGATGATGCCATTGGCCTGATTTCACCAGGCTGGAAAGCCTCCCGGTTGCGGTCCCGTGTGGAAATCAATGCCTACGAGGCGGCATTACCGACGCGCACGCACCGGGCGAAGCGGGAAAACCGCAACGCAAACCAGCTCACGCAATTTGCTGGCCGGTCGATCAGGGAGCAGGCGCGCTGGCTGGACAATAATCACGATCTGGTGATTGGCCTGCTGGACAAGCTCGAAGAGCGCATCGTCGGCGCGCGCGGAATTGTGGTTGACCCCCAGCCCATCCTGAAAACGGGGCTGGTGGCCGATGAGCTCTCTAAACAGATCCGGGCAGCCTGGGCGGAGTGGTCTGTTTCCCCCGATGTGACAGGGCAGTTTACCCGCCCCGTTCTTGAGCGGCTGATGGCAAGAACCTGGCTGCGCGACGGTGAGGTTTTCGGCCAGATGGTACGGGGTTCCGCGCCCGGACTCACCCCGACGGCGAACATCCCTTTCTGGGTTGAGGCGCTGGAACCGGACTACATACCGCTGGAGATGAACGATACCGGGAAGGGGATTTGTCAGGGGATCTATCTCAACGACTGGGGATGCCCGACAAAGTATGTCGTCTACAAAAATCTGGTGACATCAGGCGTTGCGCTGGGCAATACCAAGGAAATCGCTGCAGACGGCATGATGCACCTGAAATTCATGCGCCGTCTTCATCAGGTCCGGGGAAACAGCCTGCTGTCCGGCATCCTGATCCGCCTGAGTGCGCTGAAAGAGTATGAAGATTCTGAACTGACGGCTGCCCGTATTGCCGCTGCGCTGGGTATGTACGTGAAAAAAGGCGACGGGCAATCCTACGGCGATGCCGGTGGTAATGACAAAGACTCCCGCGAACTCAACATCGAGCCCGGGATGCTCTTTGATGAACTGGAGCCCGGCGAAGAAATCGGAATGATTAAATCGGACCGGCCGAATCCCAACCTTGAGACGTTCCGCAACGGGCAGCTCAGGGCGGTAGCCGCCGGCAGCCGCAGCAGCTTTTCCAGCATCTCCCGTAACTACAACGGCACTTACAGTTCTCAGCGTCAGGAGCTGGTGGAGTCCTTTGAAGGCTACGGCATTCTTCAAGATGCATTTATTGCGGCCGTGACCCGACCGATGTATCGCAGCTGGTTGCAGATGGCGATCACGGCGGGCGTGATCAACGTTCCGCCCGATGTGGACATGGCGACGTTGTTTAATGCGGTCTACAGCGGGCCGGTGATGCCGTGGATTGACCCGATGAAAGAGGCCAACTCCTGGCGCGTGCTGTTACGCGGCGGTGCTGCAACGGAAGGGGACTGGGTCAGGGCGCGCGGCGCGAATCCGGGCGATGTAAAACGCCGCCGAAAGGCGGAGGTCGACGAAAACAAAACGTTAGGTCTGGTCTTCGACACGGACCCGGCAAACGATAAAGGGGAAGCCAGTGCGAAAGAATCGAAGAAATAAACTGGGTGCGTCACCCAAGGCCTCCGCGGGGGACAAAAGCTGGTTCCGCATGAAGGCGAGCGGCGACAAGACTGCTGACATTTATATTTATGACGAGATTGGTTACTGGGGCGTGACCGCCCGCCAGTTCGCCAGCAGCATGAAAGCGCTGGGCGATCTGGACCATATCAACCTGCATATCCACTCGCCGGGCGGCGATGTCTTTGACGGCATTGCCATTTACAACCTGCTTAACAGCCATACGGCGAGCAAAACCGTGTATATCGACGGTCTTGCCGCCTCAATGGCCTCGGTGATTGCCATGGTGGGCAATCCCATCATCATGCCTGAAAACGCCATGATGATGGTACACAAGCCCTGGGGGATCACCGGCGGCGATGCCAACGACATGCGCGACTATGCTGACCTGTTGGACAAGGTCGAGGCCGTGCTGATCCCGTCCTATGCCAAAAAAACCGGCAAAACCCCTGACGAACTTGCCCTGATGCTGGGTGAGGAAACGTGGATGACCGCGCAGGAGTGCCTTGAGCACGGTTTTGCTGACCAGATTTCTACCGCGGTGCAGGCAATGGCCCGCATTAATTCAAAACGTATCGAGGAATTCGACGCTATGCCAAACGCACTGAAAAACATGATCACCAAGCCGAAAGCGACGACTCAGAACCCGCCGGAACCGCAGAATCCACCTGTTGCGCCTGTTGTTCCTGGCCCCGCAGCGCTGGATGAAAACACCATCCGAAATCAGGTCATTGCCGCGCAGAAACAGCGCGTCACGGGGATCAAAGACCTGTTCGCGATGTTTGGCGGCCGCCATCAGGAATTACAGGCGTCATGCATTGAAGATATCGACTGCACGGTCGATCAGGCCAAGGACAAGCTGCTGGTGATGCTGGGGAAAAATGCCAGCCCGTCCAATAAAAACGGCAACAATGCACACATTCACGCCGGCAACGGGAATTTCACCGGCGACGGTATCCGCCAGGCGCTGATGGCGCGCGCAGGCTACGAAGACCGGCAGAATGACAACGTGTATAACGGCATGACCCTGCGCGAATATGCGCGCATGTCGCTGA